GAGCCTATATGTTGGGTCTATTTTGTTAAGCGCGGCCAAGGTTTCTTGAATACCTTTAACCTCATAAATTGGTTGCGCCATTACAACTACCTTTTGTTTCGCTCTCCTAAAACTTTAGCCACCGTCAAAAGGTCTTGTGTGTCAAACGCTTGCGAATACCAATGCGGCGCCCAACCTGTTGCTACTAGCAATTCTGCTAGTTGCCGTCGGTAGGTGCCGCTTGGGTAGGGTTTGGGGCCTCTTGGTCTATTACCTCAACGTTGGTAATTTGTTTGCAATAGGTATCGAATTCGGCGGGTACAACAATTTTGTTTTGTTTGCTTGCTTCCCATGCTAGGTATAGCAAATCCTCTACACCGATACCGTTTGCCATATCGGCGGCTTTGCGTTTAAAACGACGTTCCCACAAGATAATGGTAAATAGGTTGGTGCTTACTTGGTATGCACCGTCTTGGTTCGTTACTTGTAACGTTAATTGCATTACTTGCCTCTTTCGTGTCGGGCCGATTATTCGGCGCTAGTTATGGTGTTACGTCTGCGGTGTAAACGCCGCCAACGAATGTAACGTCAATGGTTGACAATTCGCCCATGGTTGCGTTAATTACTGGGAATTCTGCTAGCAATGCGCCAGTAAGGGTAAAGCCTGGGTTTGTTGCGCTGTCTGCACCTGAGGCAGGCTTAACAATTACGTTTACCAAACCGCCTACTACGTTTTCCAATGTTGCGAAAGTTTCCGAAACTGCGTACGACTGATAAAAAGTAAGGGTTACTTCATGGTTACCCAAACCTGCTTGAAAAGTACGGGCTGTTTTACCAAACGTGGTGTTTTCTAGTTGGTCGTAACGCTGCGTAAAAGTTGCCGCCGTGCATTGGTCGGAAAGGTCTACCGCGTTAACGGTTACTACCGGGTTAGATAGGTAAGTGCTTGTAGCCATGGTGTTTAATCCTCTTTCGTTGCTTTCTTATTTTTAGCACCTTTTTTAGGTGCCGGTGTGGATACTTCGTCGTTTACTTCGTCGTTAACTTCGTTAGTTATTTCTTCAATAAAGCCGCCCCAAATAAGGCCGGCAACCTGTATACCCGGCTTGGGTACAAACTCTGTACCAACAACACCTAGACGAGGGCTTTTAATAATGTACATAGGCACCTAACTTGTTTGGGCTTGCATTTCAATAGTTAAATCATAGGCGGCCATTTCGCTACCGCCGATTATGGCAATGGTTGGCCGTCCGTCTGTTACCGCAACGTTTTTACCTAACACTTTTGCGGCCATGTTCATTAGTGACCGTTGGGCGTCAAGGTTGCCAGGGCCTAGGGTTATTAGGCGTACGGGAAAAGTAATTTTAACTATGTTGTAGTTAAAGGCTACGAAACTAGGCGCGTCAATAAAAGCACAAGGCGGGTTTAAATTACGCGGGTCGTTGACTACCTGTAACCCTGTAACGGTCTGTAACGTGGCTGTAAGGTCGTCTAAGGCCGTGTTAAATAGGTCTGTGTATGCAACAGGCATTAAGCAACCGCGGGCCTATCTACGCCTAAAAGTTGTTTAATCATTGGGCTAAGGCCCATGCTTCCACCGGCTGCTAAACCATCAAAACTAGCAAAATCCGTTACCGAACCGCGCTGTTTATAAAGAAAAGCCGCATAGGCGACGGTTCCCAACAGTACGGACGGATTAGGTACGGTGCTTAGGCTTTCGTTTCGATAGCCTGCCTCACGCCTACGCCTGTAAGCGAATTCGTTAGCGGCCAACCTGCATTGAGTTATAAATGTTTGGTCTGCTGCGGTAGCGGTACCAATGCCTAACCAATCCTCTACCTCGGCGTCTGTTGTTACCCACGTACAACTAGGCGTTGTAGTCAAAGTACCCGACGCCGCAACGACGTTTACATTGTCTGCCGTTTTAGCAAACAACACCTGATTGGCTATCGGGGCTTCAATGTCGTAATGAAAGAAACCTTGGTCGTCTACGCCAGTAAAATAAAACTGCGGTAACGCAACAACCGTATAGGTGCCGTTAAAGGTTGCGTCAACACCCGCAATAGTTACGGACTGCCCAACCTCTAAAGGGTCTGCGTTAGTTAGTAGTACTACAACCGCGTAGTTATCGGTTAAATACTTTTGTGTGACCGAATAGACGGCCATAACGGCCTACCTTTCGGTTATCAGACGAACTTAACGAACTTGGTTGCGTCTGCCATAAATGCGGCAGCGTAACCACGGAAAGCAATCGTACGGCCCAAAGTTGCGGGTACCTCTACTGAAATTGCGCCCTTTTGCTGTTCGTAGAATTCAAAGCCTGCGGCAGGGCCGGCAGCGTGACCCATAAACGAACCTGGCGCCGACTTGTCAACAACCAACACCAACCCTAGAGGGTTGCCGTTCCATGACGTTGCAGCGGAGTTACCGGCAGCGTTTTGACCCATAAGGTTAGGTGCACCCGTGTACGGGAATACCGGACGGTCTTGATTATCCACGCTTGACGCAAGAGCCTGCCAACTGGCAGGCGTAACAACCATATGCGTAGGCAAGTAGTTAGACGTTTCCGAAATTTGGCGGGCGCCGTTGTAAATTGCTGCAACCCAATCGGCACCTACTGCGGTGTCGGCCACGCTTGCGGTTTGTGTAATTGCTGCATGACAAGTGTCAACGGCGTAGTTGTTTGTCGCCTGACCGTATGCGATAGCCAACTGGTTGAGAATAATGTCAATGCTTGACGGGTCACTCCAATCAAGGTCTTGTTCGGAGACGGTAACAAACGTTCCAAAACTTAGTTTTGAAATATCGTTATTGGACACTACAACGGTTGACGCGTTGAGTTGGTCAAACTGTGCAGCCTGTTGAGTTACTACCGGGCGGGTAGTAATTTTTGGACGGCGGAAAGTTGCGCCTGCGGTTGGCATTGCGCGTGTACCAATAGCCGAAACAAACGGACGAATTGGGTTAAGCCCGTCAAATACGCTGCCGGTAATAATTTCTGGCAAAATACCCGGTGTGTTTTCGGTGTTAATAAAAGGCGCTGTGCCTGGTGCCGCTTCGATACGTGCTGCGTTAATGTTTGCGTTTAGTTGTGCAAAATCTGCACCGCCGCGAACATAACTAGCGATATATTCCGACGTTGACGGCAAACGCAATTTACGCGGTTGGGCGTAAATGCTTTGTACTGTTGAAGCCTCAACTACTGCCGGTGTTTCTACTGGGTTTGACATTTCGGTTAACTCCTCTTTCGTGTCCTGTTCACTATTTAACTCTATTTCGTTTTCGTTTTGGTGGATACTTGCGGCCACCCGTTCTACCTTTGCAGCCTCGAAAGCGCCATACGGCAAAAGGCTTAATTCCTGCCATTCCGCTTTAGTAACAATCATGGTGCCGGCCTCATCAAAAGTAAATTCAACGGGTACCGCGCCAACGCTAAGGCTATCTAAAACGCCGTCCATGGCTAGTTGTAGGCTCTCATTGCCTAAGGCCGTTTCACTAATTTTGGCTTCAAACATTACAAAATTATCTACCTCTGTACGTTCGGTGACAACGCCGATTGGCATTTCGGAATTGTGGTACAGATACATTTTAGGTTTTTTGCCCTCTAGTGGCATTGAACCTTTTTCGAAACGTACCTTTTGGCCGTCCGATACTACGGCGTCTACGCCATATTCTAAAGCGACGCCGGCAAGGGTACGACGTGGCAGCGCGTCACCTTGCGCGGCGTCAATCTTTAGGTCTTGTGGTGTAAGTCTAAGCATTGCTTTGCCTCAATTCTTCGGGCGTTTCTTCAACGTTTACTTGTGTGTCATATTCGTTGGCTAAATAACTTTCAATATCAAACATTACCCCGGTGCCTCTTGGGAGTACGTTATCTGCGCTAAGTGTTTCTTGTATGCAATCTATGTATGGCTTAACCCCAAAGGTATAAAGGTCACGGCTTGCCTCTGATGATGAGACGTATGAATAATTACCGATACTAACGGACACAAGGTACGCCGGTACGTTTGCAATGCGCGCGATTTCTTTAGCCTGGTATTCGGCGGCGTCAATAAGTAGCATTTTGTCGGGCGTTGCCGTATTTGGGATTACCTCTACAAATTCGTTAATAGCACTTGTGGCATTTGAGTAACGGGCTTCGTCGTAGGCTGCGGCCAAGTCGCGCAATTCTTGCGGTGACATAGGTTCGCCACCAACTTGCCTAAGCGTTAAAGCCGGCTGCAAACTCATAGCGTTGCGGTTGCGGGCCTGTTCTAATTTTAGCGCGGTATCTACTGACGTGGCGCCGGTGTAGATAAGTCCTTGAATTGGGCTTAAAAACTGTACGCAATCTTCCCAACGAATTGGTAAACCTTGAAACAAAATTTGTTTAGACGGCCCAAACCAAACGCCCGTACCTTGTGCTTGGTCTTGTGTTGTCACAATCGCGGCGGGCAAACGTGTAAACGCGCTTGGGTATCCGTCGGCGGTTCGTTCTGTTATATACCAAAAAGCGCGGCCATAAAATAATAGGTCGTCGAATGTGAAACTTAGAATAAAGTTATTTGTAACGCCTTTGTCAATGCGACGCAACCAACTACGCGGCGCTTCCGGTACTTTTTCAAGTTCGTCGCCGTTCCAAATTTCTTTGTACATAACCAACGGTAAACAACCAATAACGCTTGCCATAAGGTCACGCGCCCGAGAAATAGTAGGTACCTGCATAAAACGGCTTCGTTGTACCCCGTCTGAATACGCAAAGAAATTACCAATTTGTGACGCGCCCGCATTGCTACCGGCAGCGGCTTTAACAACCTTGGTTGGTTCGGGTTTCTTGGTAAAAATTGCCATAGTTTTATTGTGTCACAATCTTGGGCTTATTGGTGGCACTAGCCGGCGCCGTGCAATCCCCGACGGAAAGCAAGCCGACTAATGCCAAAACAACTTTAGCGGTTAACGCTAACAATGAATGGTTTACCTATGGCTTGTGGACGGGCCGCTAACGCTGCCGCCCATATCATGCACCGGCAAGCCTCAATAGGGCCAGGGCTTCGCAAACTACTAACCGTTATGCCGTTCTTTTCGCGTATCAGTACGGCCCGTTCTACATGGCTATTTAGTAGTTGTTGGTTGTTATGGGTAAGTTTGTTTTCAATAATCATTGCCCTAACCGCGCTAGTCCATTTCAATAACTCTTTGTAGCCAACAATTACGCGCCTAGCCTCATATTTTAACGGGCAAGAGTTTTCTAAAACGGGCACAATAGCCAACTTTAAATTGGGGTTTTCGGCTACTTGCTGTTCTACTTTTTCCCATAATTCGGTGACGGTTTCGGCAACAAACGCTAAAACAACATGAGTTTTATTATCTACTTGGACGGCCCTAACGGCGGTATACGTGCTTTCATCTAACGCCATTTCTACGGCAAGTACCCCGCCTGGCGGTGCCTTTTCGTCTGTTGACAATGCCTCGAATACGCCAGGCGCCAACCAACCGTTAGAAACGGCTTGCCATAGGTTTACGGAAGCACGTAGAAACGCGCTGCGGTTCGGGCCTTGTGCTTCGCCTTTGATTACGTCCATTTCAATTAGTCCGCCCGCTAAAGCCGGGTTGGCATATTCCCACGCCTCTACCGTCATAGGGTCAAGGGTTGGCGGCGGGCTAAATTCGGCAAAATACAGGTTCGTTTTTTCTCCGGTATCTATGGCTTTTAAGCCTTGGTCTCTCCACCGGAGTAGCGCCGTACTTTCTTGCGTACCCGCCGTGGACACAAGCAAACAAAGAGGGTTACGCCTGGCACGTTGAGACGGTAATAAACCGTCGTCTATGGCGGCTTCCGATATTTGCCATACCTCATCTGCGGTAATTAGGTCACAAGAGTAACCGTGGCTC